GATCGGCTATATCGGCAAGGGGCGTCCGGCATGATCAGCATTCAGGACGATCACGGACCCCGCCTGCTGCGGATTGATCCGGCTCGCGTCCGTCCCGCTATGGCGCAGGAGCTGGAGGACAACGCGAAGGTGATCGCGGCAGACGCGGCCTTCTCCATCATTGACGGCGCAATCTCGGGCTCGGCCCACGTCCCATCGGCGCCGGGTAGCCCCCCGAACGCGGATACCCATGACCTTGATCAAAGCATCCACGTGGGCGAAGTAATTGAGATAGACGGCAAGATCCAGACCAGCGTCATCGCAGACAGCGACCATGCGCTTTACATGGAGAAGGGTACGTCTCGCATCGCCGAGCGGCCGTTTTTGGAGCCAGCCTCGGTTCGCCAGCACCAGGCCGTTCCCAAAGGCTTGGCCGACACGTTCAACAAGCTGGCTCGCACCTGATGGCGCAGAACTTCTCTCTGCCGTTGCGGCGCGCCGTGCTGACGCAGCTGAAGCGTGATGCTGCAGTGACGGCGTTGATCCCCTCGGCCAACATCTACCCGTCGTCTACGCCGCCACCCGCTCCAACACCGCCCGTCGCCGGCAAGACCTACCTGCAATGGCCGTTCTATCGCCAAGGCGTCCCCCTGACCGTACCATTCCGGGCGTCCGGCCTCGACAGCAGTACGGTTCGGTTTGCGGGGCATGCCTTCACCAAGCCGCTGCTGAATGCGCAGGGCGCGATGCTGGCTACTGCTGAGGATCAGGCACACAAGATGGCTGCGGTGATAGCTGCGGCGCTGGACGGCGCCGTCTTGGCGCTGGAGGGCGGCATGAAGGCAACTCTGACGTGGCTAGGGTCGTCGGTTATTCAGGATGGCGATGAAGCCGACGCATGGCATGCCGTCGTCAACATCTCGGCGGACATTGCAGGCTGATCAGCCGTAATACCGGACGCAGCGCCATGACTACCGTTCCCGCATGGCGCTGCGCACCGTCCACCTCTGCAAGTTCGGGTTCAAGACCAGCGACCTCATCGTCGCCGGCAGCGAGGTGGACGGCGGGACCAGCTTGGCTGGCTACTCGGATGTCGTAGAGACGTCGGGCGGCGGCTACTGGCAATGGACGCTCAGCAACGCGTCGTTCGGCGGTCGTCAGGCCGATCGACGCGATGTTCAGGTATTCTGGGATATGCTCGACGGGCTGATGCTGGGCGGCAGCGTCGCGGCCTTTGTGTTCTGCGATCGTCACCTTCAGCCTATCGGGCCGATCCAGACAGTCCCACATAGTGACGGCACTCCGTTCAGCGATGGCAGCGAGTACCTGTCGGGCCAAGCCTCGGCAAAGGTGCTGGCGGTCAATAATGGCCAAGCAGGCGGGCTGAATTGCACCAGCCTCGACATCGCGTTCGTTGCATCTCGTCAGATCAGCGGCAAATTCAGCTACGAGGGCGCGAACGGCTGGGGCATCCGCGCTGCCAAGCCGACGTCGGTCGAGACGATCGACGGGGGGCTGCGCATCACCTTCGTGCCGCCTATCCGCGGAGGCATTGCGGTTGGCGATCCGCTCGACTTCGACAATCCACGATGCCGGATGCGTCGTGTGTCGGCGCCCACCAACGCCAGAGACATGCTCGCTCAGACCACCAGCGTATCGTCGCTCGTGCTGGTCGAGGACATGCGCGATCCCGAGCTATGAGCAAGCGCATCCTCCTCTTGCGCATCGGCACTGATCCGGTTGCCCGCATCTGCTCAGGCGTCGCCCCCGTCATCGTCGGCAGCGATCCCGTTGACGGCCTTGCGTACAAATATTTGGGCGGCGGCAAGCTGGTCGAGATCCCCGAGCTCGAACAGGTCATCAACGGCACAGAGCAACGGATCACGATTGCCGTGTCGGGGGTGTCTCCGCAGACCGTGGCCCTGTTCCGTGAGGAAAGCGCAGGGCTGCGCGGCGCCAGTGTCTGGATCGGCGCAATTGATCAGGATGACGACTACCAAATCGGCAGCGTCGAATGGCTCGCTGAGTTGCGTTGCGACTTTGCATCGTCCGACAACAGCTATGCCAGCCGTTCCATCAGCCTGTCGATCGCGGGCGACAACACCGATCGCAGCAAGGCGCCGGTAGCATTCTGGACGCCAGCCGATCAGGCCCGCAAGTCGCCTACCGATCGGTTCTTTGACCACGTTCCGGGGTTGTCGGCCGGCACCAGCCGGCGTTTCGGTCCGAACAGCAGCAAGTGACGGACGATCTGGCCTCCTTTCTGGCGGATCGCCGTGGCGCCTCCCGTCCGTGGAACTGCTCCACGATGGCGGCTGACTGGTGCATCAGCCGCGGTCGCCCTGACTTCGCGGCAAGGTGGCGCACAACGCTGGACCCTATCGCATGCGAAGCCGCTGCCCCTGACGCTGCCGATCTGGTCGACCTGTGGCGCAGAGATATCGGCGAAGGGCTCCCGGCAACCGACACGCCAGTGCGAGGCGACATCGGTGTGGTGGAGTACGGCGGGCTGTTTGCCGGCGCGATCTGTTGCGGCGAGCAATGGGTGATAGAGGGCCCGCGCTCGCAGCATTTCATTGCAGCTGATGCTCTCCGGGTTCTGGCGGCCTGGCGTGGCTAAGGTACTGTCGACCATCTTGTCGGGACCGATTGGCCTGATCGACAAGCGTCTAGGCCAGCAGATCAGTGGTATTGGGCTGACTGCAATCGGCATCTTGACCGGCAACCCAATCGCTCTGGCCGCTGGGTCATTCCAGCTGCAACGGGGATTCGCGCCTCCAATCGCCAAGCCAGAGCAGACAGAGACGGCGATCAGAACGCCCGTGCCGGTCCGGGTAAGCGGCTACGGCGTCCAGCGTCTGCAGATGGCATTTGGCCTCTATGTCACCGCCAAGACCGACGAAGGCATCGACGTCGGCGCCTTTCACGAAGGTCGTATCAACGCCGTGCGTTCGGCCTACCTCGGCGACAAGAAGGTCAGCTACAATTCCAGCGGCTGGGTTCAGCGCGGCGAGGACGAGGAATTCGGCAAGAACAGTGACAAGGTGCGCATCGGCTTCCGCCTCGGCATGGCGACGGAAACCGCATTCAGCGAGGTCATCAGTCTCGTACCGGATCAGTGGACGAGCGCCCACCGCGGGGATGGCGTGGCGACGGGTTTCGCTATCTGGCGATCAGTCAAAGCCAGCGACTTCCAGAAGGTGTACCCGTCCGGCGGACCGAACAGCATGCCGCTGAGCTTCGTCATGGAGCTGCAGCCGGTCTACGACTGGCGCGATCCAGCACAAAGCCTGACCAGCCCCGGCACGTGGAAGTGGTCGGAAAACGTCATCCTGCATCTGGCGCACTACCTCTTGGTGCGGGACAACAAGACCTGGGCACGGCATTTCGCGCCGACGATCGCCTACTGGACCGCGGCGGCCAACGATGCCGACAGCCCTGTACCGCTGAAGGGCGTGCAGACGATCCTTTCAATGGCGGCAAGTGATGGCAGCTCGACCATCAATGTCCTGTCCGTCAACGGCTTGGCGCCGGGCATGACGATCACTGTTTCCGCGACCGGCAACACGGCGTTGACGGAGACTCGGGTGGTGACCGCGATCAACGGTCTATCGATCGGGCTGAGCGGTGGGTTGAACTTCGATCACCCGGTCGGCAGTCAGGTGACCTGGGCTTCGTCGGCTGGCGCCCCTGCCACAGAGCCGCGCTATCGATCCTGTGTCGTGCACAAGCATACCGACGAACATAAGTCGGTCATAGCCGCGCTGCTGGCTTGCTGCGACGGTTGGATGTCGCCACGCGCCGACGGTGCGTTGGTGGTTTATTCTGGCCGATACTACGCGCCGACCGTCACCCTGACCGATGCCGACATCATTAACCTCTCGATCCAAGACGGACTTGAGGAAGAGAATTCGGTCAATCAAATCCCGATCACCTACGTCTCGGCAAACCACGACTTCAACACGGTCGACACCGACGCTTGGACGGATGAGGCTGACATATCTCGTCGCGGCAAGATATTGGCGTCGACAGGACTTGCTAATCAGGTTCCGTCGCATTCGCAGGCGCGTCGCCTTGGAAAGCGGGCCTATGCCGAGGCCAACGCCTTTCCTCGCGGCACAACCCTACTCCGCAATACGCGGAATGCGAGGAAGGTGCTGGGCGAGCGATATGTCCGCATCCGCTCCGATGCGTCTGGCTTTGA